CTATATATCCATTTGTAAAAGAACCAGAAACACTAGGTGATGACACCATTACTCTATTACTAAAGTTAGTATTAAATGATGGGGCTCTATTATTTAAAGCTAAAAATATTTTATCATGTACATTGTCATTATAACCAAAATTATAATTAGCAGATTCTTTTTGAGTAGTATCTCTTAAATCATCCTCAGATCTTACTGGATAAAAGCTTCTAGCTTGAGAGTATAAAATAATATCTTTTGGCTGAGTATTATCTTCAGTTCTTAAAGAGGCATTATAATTATTTTCAGTTAAAATAGGCATAACAAAACCTTTAGGCATAAGCCCTACTGCTTGATTAAAATTATTATAAGCTTTCATGTCAGTTGCAGTATCTATACCAGGTATACCTCTTTGCAACATTATTCGTTTAAAAGAATAATTTATATAACAATCTCCTCCAGCACAATCTAAAAGATTCATAGTGCTTCCTTGTAAAAAGTTTGAATCCCATGTAAATCTTTTTGTAATAGCAAAATATGGTTCAGTACTACTAGCATTAGAAGAGCTATATTTCTGTTGCCAATTTGCAGTTGTTAAGGGGCCGCTAATAGAATCATAAATATTAGCAATCATACCTAAATTAAAACCATCATCTTCCAATCTTTTTTTATATTCAGCTAATCCACCCGCTGTATTTTTAAATTGTTTAAGAGAATAATTATTTACTAATATTGATTCATTTTGTAAAGAATTAAAAAAACTTTGATCTGACACTAAATTTCCATTTGCTATTTTTAAACCTATATATTCACTAAATTGTGTTATACCTGTAAAAAGGGCTTGGCATTGAGTACTAACATTGGGGTCGTCAGTTGTAGGTATATCTCCCGTCCAACTAGCATTATTTGTAGCAACATAGTATAAATTTCTATCTTCTAAAGCACTAAATTGATTATCTGAATAAGCATCTATACCGTAACCAATGTATTTAAAATAAGCACTAGCTTCCTTACCAAGGTTTAAATAAGGGCTAAAAGTGTAATTATCTTTTATAGCCAATAATTTTATAGGTTGTTGAGGGGCATCTTGAGGCACAGGGCTATTAGCAAAAGAAACATTACTGACAATAAAGTCTTGCCTTACACTAAATTTATCGTATTCATCATCCACAGTAGGACCAAAAGGAATAATATAAGTATCTCCTAAAACTATATCTCCGCCATTATTAGAAAAATTTAATTCTACTCTTCCAATATTACCATTAGCTCCCGGTGTTATATAAGGACAACTTCCACTTAATTGACATCTAAAAGGACTATTTTCTGAAAAACCAGATGCACTTACAGTAGAACTTATTATTACTCCTGTGCTATTTATAGTAAATGTACCAGTAAAATTACCTGCGTCATTACCAAGAATAAAACTAGCTGCTGTTACAGATTGATCATAGTTAAAAGTTTGTGTATCTGCAGTTGCAGAAGCAAACGATATTTGTAATACAGCTCCTGCCCAAGGTTCTATTGTCCAAATGCCTCCTGGTTGTGTGCTACCTGGATAAGTATAAGGCTGTATACTAGCTGTTTTTAAAGCTTGTTTTGCCCCTATACTTATATTTGTGTAAGCTTTTAAAGCATTAGGATCAACAAAAACCCCTTTTTGAGAACCATTAAAAATATTAGCTAATACAGGGCTGTTAGTTAATTGATCAGCGGCATAAAAAGCCCAATAAGTATCTGGGTATTTTCCATCTATAGCAGCTGCAGCATATGCAGAATTTACATTAGGTACTGTTACACCTTGACAAGATATAGATTTAAATCTACTTATATCTGTCTCACTATAACCTCTTTCGCTGTCTAAATGTGTTTCAATAATTCTACCTGGGGCAGGTATAATTTTAAATGGATAATTTTTTCCTGGTAAATAACTACCACTTTCTTTATCTAAATCTTGTATATGTATTTTTTCTTTTTCTTCATCCCATTCTGATTTAGGCGTATTTACAAAATACTTACCAGTTGTTGCAATTTTTTGCGCTACTGGAATTCTTGTAGTGTTGGTGATCATACCTTGCACAATACAATCTTTTTTTCTCTCTCTTCTAGTTATAAAATAACCTAGTGTGTTATCTTGTAAATAAGTCCTATCACCATAATCTATGTAATTAAAATCTAAACTTAAATAAAATATTTCAGATTTTATTATACCACTAGGGTCTATATTAAATAATTTTCTAGTTTTAGGAGTTCTATATACACCTAAATTATTTTCAGAAGAATTTGGTATAAATCCATCTTCTCCAAAGTTATTATTACTTGAAGTAGTGTAACTAAAACTACCGTCATAATTGTCGCCGCCTCTAACTGGTATAGCAGGGCTAAGCGTGTAATCTTTCATTATATAAACTATAGCTACTTCATAAGTTTCTCCTGCCCAAACACCTAAACTATTATATATATTGTCAGGGTTTGCATAACCAGCATAGTTTAATTTATTAGTAGCATTGTCTTTTTCAGAAGTTCCTACAAATCTATGTGTAGAACTGTCGTATTTTTCTATATCTAAGCTTATAGGTGTTGTATAAATTTCAATTCTTTGAGAAACATTTTTTAAAACATCGTAATTTTTTGCGGTAGAAGTTAAATTACCAAGTAGTAACCTGTCATCATACTGCGTCATAGTACGCACAGTATTTATACTACTGTAGCTAAGGTTTAATTTATCTGCGTTATAATCTATAACATCTTCATTTCCAAATATAGTGATAGTCATAGTGTCATTTATTATATCATAAATGTTCACTATTTCATAAACAGTTGTAATAACACTAGTTGCGTTATTTCCTCTTGCAAAATAAACTTTTACAGCAGAGAATTTTTTATCTAAATTTTTTAATGTAAATTTTACTGCTTTCCCTGTATTTTCTGATGCATTAGCTCCGTAGTTATCATAACCAATTGCTACAAATCTAGACTCTTCTATAATATCAGTTAAAGTTCCGTCGCTATCCATGTAACGAAAGAAAAATCTATAACCTCCTCCTGTGTGTTGCCCTCCTGGTATTACACCGTCAAATTGAAGATCTAGTATTTTATCTGATGATTTAATTAATATTGTAGAATTAAATCTTTCTTCTGAGTAAGTATTAGTATCTTTGTCTTGTCTCCTATCAGCTAAAGATGCTGTAGTCGCTCCAGGTTTTATTATAAATCTACTATTGATTAATCTTATAGGGTTGTAATTATCAGTAATAATTATATTTATTGAATCATCGTAAGAAGGTTGCAATTCTATTTCAACCATTCTATCTGCTAATAAATTAAATTGACTTGTATTAAAATCATATCTATAAGCTCTATCATTATCTAATGTTAACGGCGATAAATTAAAACCAGGCAAAAAGTTTTTTAATGCGGAATAAACTGGCCTCATTTCTACTTCTGAATATTTTGGTATTACTTTGCCAGAATTTGGATCAAACATCCAAGAATTTAATTTAGACCAATTTGGGCTAGGAAAAGTTCCTAATTCTGCGGATATAAATTTACCATCAGTATCAAATAAAGCAGATAAAATATATGCAATATTGTTAAATACTGCAACTCCCATAGGCCTATAACCATTTTTTAAAGCTGCAAAACTTTCATTTCCTTTCATATTTTGCAAAATCAATTGATTTTGACCTTCTGTAGTTAATGCTGCATTTATAGCATTAACCATCATGGTTGTTTTTGCATTTAAAGGATGCGCATCAGAATTTAATTCTGAAAATATGTTATACGAAGAATTTTTCATGTTTTTCTCTATGCTCTTTTTCTATACGTTTTTTTACAACGTTAGACATTACTTTATCATGTATTCTACCTAAAGGCCTAAAAAATCTAATTTCGCCTTCAGAATCTAAAATTCTTATTTCTTCACCTTGTTTTAAACACCATAAAACTTTACTAAAACAATCTAAAATTAAAGCTTTTAAAGATTCTTGTTTAATATAAGCAAATTCGTCATAAATATATGGTAAAAAATAATTTATAGTTCTAGGTCTCTGAGAAAATTTTTGTCCTGTATTAGCGTGTAAAATGGCAGCTTTATACATTTCTTTATTAACATATATTTTTAATGGTACTTTCTTTTCAGATCTGGAAAATTCAAATGTAATATAAGGTATTTTATAATCAGTTTGTATTAAGTCTATATATGGTATTTTATCTAATTTTGCTTTTTGTTGCACAATTTTATCGTCTAACCAACCCATGTAAATTTTAGAAGCGCTATTATTAGGCCATGTAAAACTACACTTACCAGCAGCAATTTCCCATAAGATTATTTTTAAAGTATAATTAAAAATTTTTCTTACTAAAGAAGAATTGCATTGTGTATGGTATAAATCTCTTAATTTACCTTTAGGGGCTATCTCTGATTTTATTAAATACTTTTTGGCATATGCTTTGTCATTAGGAACAACATCTTTTAAAGATAACATTAGAGATGTGTCATAATAAGGCCGGCTGCTTGTTCCAAACATATTATTGTAAAGCTTTATAACTAGCGTTGTAAACTTTTCTGTCGTGTCTAGTTTTAGCACTAAGTATTCTATTCCATTGATTTTGAGTAATGTACTCTGGTATTTTAGCTGCTGCCATAAGCCTAGCTGCTTCTGGTTTAATGTAGCCTAATATATTTGAAGCTGCAGGGTCACGCATAAATACTTGTTTTTGAGTATGTAAAAATGCTAATTGTGCTGCTATAGCTTCAGCTTCTTTTCTATGTAATACAGGGTTATTTTGTTCATCTACTAAAATACCTCGGTATATAATGTGAGCTTTTGTTCCTGCTTGTTCTTCACCAAAATGCAAAGTTCTTTTTTCTAAAGTATATGGTAAAAATATACCAGATGGATGCAATGTACTTGCTTGAGGCACGTAAATCCTACGTAAAGATTCGTTAGAAATAATATCTGCTAAAAATGCATTAGGAGATACATAAGCATTTGTAGAGTAAACTACAAGGTCTTCTTGTCGCATTAATAAGTTTTCATCAGTAGAAACTGATTCTATAAATTCACAATTGCACGGTAATTCAATTTTTAAACTATTATCAATAGTAAAATGGTATTCTTGTATAGCAGTAGCAATATTACCTATAGCTCTGTAAACATTATAAGCTCTTTCTAAATAATCATCTTCATGTATATCTATATCATAAAGATCTTTCAAAAGAAATTTAGGATACATAAAATCATAAAAAGGTGTTGTTGTTTGTTCTTGAGCCATAATATATTTATTTTATTTTACCATAATTCTGTACAAGCTAAATGCCTAGCTGTGCCTGGTTTTGCTGTGCTGCATTTATGTCTAGCTTTAAAAGCCTTACGTTTAGAATCTACATTATTTACATAACGATCATCACCTGCGTGCACTAGCTTTTTCTTGCCTCCTATACAGTATAGCTTCATAATCTTTTTATGCTTGTTAGGGGAAGATTTTACCTCACCGCAAGACATATTAGATTTTAAAGACCCTCCTTTTTTGTATATTAAAATCATGCTAAGCTACCCATTTCATTATCTAAAAATCTCAATGCTTCTGGGCCCTCGCCAAAAGCTTGTAATTTATCTAACCAAGTTTGCATTTTACCAACTTCTTCTATTTGTTCAGCTAAAAATTTTAAAGCTAATTGATACAACATATGGTCTCCATGTTTCATTGCACCACTAGCAAGCTCTTTACATTGATTAGTAATTTCTACTTCATGGTCATAAGATAAGCGTATTACTTCTGGAAAACTTGCGTATTCTTTTGGCATAATAGCTGGTAATGTTCTTAACTCAGGCTGTATACCAAGATCTAATAAATAATTTCTAGCCCAATCAGAGTGTACTTCTTCTTCGTGTCCGTATTTATGCCATAATGCTCCAGCACCTGTATAGCCTTTATTTTCTAAAAACATATACATGTTGTGATATAATCTAGCAGATTTATCTTCTTCTGTTATACGAAAGTTTAATAACTCAATACACTCTTCATGTATTAATTTATTTTTTATAGCATTATTTTCACTGTTATTTACTATTTTTTCTAAAGCCATTATTATTGGATATTATCAGTTTGAGTATTAGGTTGTGGTACAGTATGCATTTGACGGTAGTAACGTATATATTTTTCTGTTACTGTGTCAAGTATAGCCATTTGCATATGCGCAGGTGCAGCGTATTCTCTATCTTCATAACCTGTATCGTATAACATTACAGCAGAAGGATGATTAAAAATAGCTCTTAAAGAAACATATTTTAAAGGATTATGACTACCCATATTAAAGAAATATATAGTATTCATACCGTTTGTATTTAAAGTAGTGTCTACCCAAGCAAAAGGTTTTTTAGCAGTTCTAATTCTTACTTTATGATTAATAATATCAGAAGTAGAATAATACACTGCAAATTTTTCTTGTTTGTTAGTAAGTCCTAAATATTCTATGGCAGAATCATCAGGAGTAGCTAATAAAGCTGGTACTTCTAAAGCTGGAACAGCATCATTAGAAAATCTAAACGCATCGCAAGCGTCTGTATAAGCTAAACTTGTACATTTAATTTCTAAATTATCTAAACTTTGCAATAAATATTTTGTATTTAATTTAGAGCCCATTGCATATTTATTTACAAAATCTGCTCTAACTAAATCTATTTCATCAAACAATTGGTCTGTGCTGATAGATTGATCAGATATAATACCTGATAAACCATCATATATACGGTTTTTAATTGCAGAAGCTAATTCATTTGCTGTCATTCTTACATCTTTAGATTATGAAATATATATAAAAAATTTTAAAGTATCAGTAAATAAAAAAACCCCGCCGGGTTGGGCAGGGTTTAAAATTATTATATTAATTTTTATACTCCAATAAAAGAAGCAGCAGTACCAGATACTACGTTTGTAGAAGATCCATCAGCTTTAATTAATACTTCAGATTTTTCAAGTGCAAGAGTTAAAGCATTTGCAGCTACAACTGCAGAAGTCATACCATTAGTACCAACTTTCAAAAAAGCAATTCTAGCCAATTTGTTAATTGCACTATTCAACCCTAAACAAGTAGCCTCATTTAAGAAAACTACGAAGTCATGAGTAGCGCTTAAAGGTTTAACATCAGCAGCCACAGTAGAAAGATTTTCTTCGTAGTTAGCCTGCACTGTAAAATATACAGCAGTGTAAAGACCACGAATATCTACTTGAGTTTCTGAGTTATCAACTCCATATACGTTAGACGTAATAGGCGTATTCATACGGATAGATTCCTCTAAGAATTTACCTACTCCTTCACCTTGAAAACCAGCAGTTACAAGAGTAGCAGCTAATACAGAAAAAGGTTGAAGACCAATACCTTGGTTGTTTCTACGAATAGAAAAAGATCTTACACTAATAGCTTCATAACCTGTAGCAATAGTAGTTCTTACTACACCAGCAGATGGGTTAGTAACTGCTAATTGAAAAACACCTTTAGGAAAAGTATTTACATAAGCTGTAAATCCAGCAGCAATAGCTGTAGCAATAGCAGCAGCAGTAATTGCAGTTAAAGGAGCTGTTGTAAATACCATAGGTTTAACTCCACCTAATCTATCTTGTACAAATAAAGTAGAATCGTAGCGAGCAGTATCCATAGCAATAACTACCTCAATAACATCACCTACAGCAATACCTGCAGGAGCAACTACAGCAAAATCTTCTACTTCTGCAACAGCAGCACGAGCTCTACGACATTGAATGTCAGTAATAGCAGCAATGTCAAAATGACCAAAGCCTTCTATTAAAAATTTGTCTGTTGCCGCAATACTAGCAGCTACAGTTACCTCTGTACCCGTTGGGGTAAAGGCTCTTACGCTTGAAGGTTGGTTTAAGACCCTCTGTTTGTCTGATAATGTAAACATTTTTTTAAAATTTGTGTAAAGCTTATACCAGTGTAGCCGTACGGTTTATAATAAATGGAGCTGGTATCCCCAAAACGTTGTGATGATACTAATATAATTTTTAAATCCCAGGGTATTACACAATAGTTTGATTTATAGGTATATTAGTTTGTAATCTTGGGTCTGAAGCATTCTCCATTATTAATTTTACTGCTCTCTTTACGACTTCATTGCATACATATTCTGGAAATTCTAAATTACCAGAATTGTCCCCTATAAAATCTGCTTCTGTTTTTGTAAGTAAAATTACTTTAGGCTTCTTTAAATAATCTATTACTATCTCTTTAATACCATATTTTCTACTGTCTCCAAAATAATATGTTAATCTTGGTACATTGCTAGTAGAATCATTAAAATCGTGATAAACTCTATCTCCGCTAGGTTTTAAATAAGAGTTAGAAATTATACCATTGGCTGTTTGAGAAGATAGTTTTTTAGAAGGTAAATAAAATTCTGAGCCTGCTGGATGGCATTTATGTGCTAATTTTGTATAAGCGGTTACATGTGAACCTGCCATATGCCAATAATTAAACGGGGCATCAAAGCTTATAAAGGAAGAATCATATTTCTTACCTACTTTAATATTTACTCCTTTTGTAGTATCACTAAGATAAGAGCCTATAGTATTTGGGTTTCCTACAAATGGTATAAAAGTATCTGATGTAATTAAAAAAGATAAATCATCTGTGACTTGCTGCGACACTTGAAATTTATTGTATCTCTCATTTATATACTCTTGTACAGCTTTATTAATGAAATATAAATAATCCTCTAAATGAAGCGAAGGAGCTTTTGCTTTCCTTAACTCAATTAAAATAGCTTCATAAGCTCCTTTTGCAGTCATATTAATTAATTTTTAGATTCTTCTTTTAATCTTTTTGCAGCTTGCGCTTTTTCTAAAGGTGTAAGAACTTTTTCTTCTACTTGAGTAGATGCAGGTACTTCCATTCCTTTAGAAGCAAAATAATCAGGATTTACATCTCTTTCTAAAAGCATAAGTATATCTTCATTACTTTGTAAATAAGCAATAGCAGAATCATCAGAGATTCCTAAAATTGTAGAGCCATAAGTAACTACGTTATCTCTAGGGTCTACTTTTACAAGGTACATTTTTTTAGCTTTTAAATACAATAAATGTATTTTCATAGCTTTATCTCTGTAAATTCTAAATATTTTTTCTGGGCTTTTTTCTGCTGTTTCCAATAAGAAATCTTTGATAACAGACGGTTGTTCTCCCTCCATATCCATGTTTAAAAGCAATGCTCTGTTTACATAGTTAGTTGCTGGATCGTTTAAAACTAATGCAACTGCTTCATGTCTTTTTTCAACAGTACGAGTTCTCATTTCAGATTCTCTACCTTCAATATGCACATAAAATAATGCTTTAGAAGCTTGAGCCTCTGCAAATGACATTGCTACTTGTGGGCAATGTTTTACCCAATCCCAATTAACTTTATCCACAGCATTATTTAAATCAAAAATCAATCCGTCTTTTAAAGTAATTTTTGTATTAAGGTGCACTCTATCAGAAGTTGTTTCACCTACTACTACGTAATAATCTTTTTCTTTCTTTTGTTCTTCAGAAAGTCTTTCTACACCTGCCCACCATTTAATTTTTGTGTCAAATGCTGGTTGCACTGTTTGTTTAGTACTTTTGTAGATAGATTTAATTTCAATAACTCTATCAGTTACTGTACCATTTTCTAATTGTTCAATTGTTGTTTCCATATTTACTTATTTTTATATTGGCAAATTTTATAAAATATTCTTTTATTTTTCAGGTTATAAAAAAAGCACCGGCGGTTACCGATGCTCTTTTTAGAATTATGATATTATTAAACAAGAGATTCTTGGATAATAAATGATCTGTAAGGGTTGAAAACTACAACTCCTGAGTAACCTAACAAGTGGTATTCAGAACCAGCTACTGAAGTAGCAATTTCACCTGAAGCAGTACCAGATACTCCACCCATACCTACTAAAGTACCAGAAATCATTTCTGAACCTTGTAAAGTAAACATAGATACGTTAGGACGACCAGAAGAAAGGTCAGCACCTGTATCTAAGAAGATACCGTATCCACCTTCAGGATATTCTTGAGAAAGAACCCTATCTGGCATGAAAGTAATAGTATTACCTTGGAAAGTATAGCTATCAAATTCAGCACCTAAACTTACTTTACCATTTGCAGCTTTAGAATAAAAATAAGCAGCATTTGCTGGAGATAAGTATTTCAAGTCATTACGCATCAATTTACCTACTTGGTCGTAGAAACGCTCGTTACAAACTACTGCGTAGATGTTACCTGTAGGAGTTTCTGATTTCTCTCTCATTGCAGAAAGTACATCATCAAATACATCTAAAGTTAACAAAGAGTAAGCAAATTTGTCACAGTATCTTTCGATTTGTGCAACAACACCATCTCCCATAGGAATGTCACGTCCGTGATCATCTTGGTCTAAACAACGACCATTAACATCGTAGTTAGTTTCAGAGAAAAGACAGTTTTGCTCACGAGAAATTAAGAAAGTATCTAAACATTCTTTTTCTTTCTTGTTCATTTTGAAATATGCGTTTGCATCTTTTTCGTTTTTACCCATTTGTAAGTAAACTTCTTCATGCAATGCAAAGTCAGATGACCAAGACACAGAAGCTCTTTGACGTGACAAGTAGTTACGGTGAGTTTCAGTGTTAGAAATGAATTTAGAGTAACCTCTTTCAGACAATTCTGGGTGATAGTTAGAACGGTAACGTGTATCTTTACCAGCTGCAGCGTAAGTAGTATTGATAGCTTTAGTGAAGTCGTTACCTACTAAAACTACTTTGTATTCCCAACGATTTTGAGCTAATTTTTTTGGTGGAGCTACAACAAATAATTGTTGTTTGTTTTCCAAAGTAAAAGTATCGTTTTTATCATAGTAACGCTCAGCCAAAATGATAGATTCTACATTTTTGTTAGAACCATTACCTGTGATATTACCTACGATTTTTACTTTTTTGATGAAGTTAACATCAATAGTCCACTCAATAACCATAGAGTTAATAGGAACAAAAGAGTTGCTATCTTTTTTAGGGTTATAATATACGTTTTTCAACGCATCTGTTAAAGTTGACAATGCCAAGTTTTTATACATTGTCACTACAGTACCTAGTTTGTGAGGTTTTGTCCCCAACAAAGTACCAAAATTTTGCACAGTCTTAGTGTCCCCTAAATGCTGAACGACCGTTGCTCTGTCTACAATTTTCATTTGCTTTTGTTTTATGGAAGGTAGTGCCTCCCTTGTTATTAATTAAAAATTTCAATACCCCGATATAGAAAAAACATTTTTAATATACCAGGGTACATTTAAAAAATTAGTCGTTGTGTAAATCATCAACGTCTATAATCTTTGATTTTCTCAAAGAAGAATCATCATTGCCTTTAGCATCTTGTGAAGATCTTACTCCTCCTACTGGGTTGGAAGAGAATCCATTTAAAGTGCTAGTCTTACCAGATTGATAAGCTTTTGCAATTTCATTTTTATAATACTTTTCTAACTGATTAAAAATATTTTCAGAATTTTTATACAACCAAGCAGCTTTAAATAAACGATTTGGATCTGAAAAAACTTCTTCCATAAATAAAGAATCTCCATGCTCATTAACTTCTAACAAGTCATGTAAAATAACATTTTTATCTTCATCAGAAATTTCAAAACCTGCAATATCTTTAATACCGCTAATTGCTGTAGCAATTTCAGAACGTTCTTGTTCTAATTCTGCAAAGTATGCTTCTTGCTCACGAGCTTGTTGTTGACTTGCTAATGTTTGTTGCTCATTAACAAATTGTTGTCTAAGGCTTGCAGCATTTTTAGAATATAATTTACTTTCTTTTTGTTTAGATAATTCTTCTGCTAATTGCTCTTCAGTTGCTTCAGGATCATTTCCTTTCAACCAACGCATAGTAATAGCATCATCATCCATAGAAGTAAAATCTGTAGAATTTGCGTTATTTAAAGCTAACAATTGAGCAGCTCTTGCTTGCGCTAATTCTTCAATAGATTCTTGAATAGGTTTGTTTTGCTCTCTAACCCAGTTTATTAAATCAATTTCAGCATCATCTAAGCCATATTGTTCTGCAATATCTGGAGCAGTAGTAACAGATAAGTCTCTAAGGACATTAAATTTTTCTACTTCAGATAATTCATCAAAATGTTTAGCTTCTCCATCTTCAAATTGAATCATACCTCCTAATACTCCGTATTGAGATAAAAATTGCTCTATTGCTGGAGCATCTTCTGTAGGTACGTAATCATTTAAATTAGGTCTAGGCGCTGGATCACCATCTGCAGGTGGGTCAATTGGTGCTGGGTCTGCGGGAGCAGGATCAGCTGGTGGGTTAGGATCGTTAGGATCGGATGGAATTGGATCCACTGGTGTTGGGTCTAAATCTTCATGTAGATCGTCTAGACTTCTTACTTCTTCTGACATATTAACTTATTTTTAAATTATTATTTGCAAATATTAAAAAATAATTTTTAAATTAATTAGTACTATTGCTTTGTGTTCTCAAATATAGTTTATTCTCAACTATAGCACCAAACCATTTTTGAACTTTACCCCCCGCAACTGTAATAATACTTGTTCCTGTAGGCTCATCTAAAAATACATAATCAGTACTAAAATTAAATATTTTAGCAGCTGTATTATTACTGTTATCTAATGTTAAATTAAATAAACTTCTATTAACCATTTTTTGAGGTATAAAGAATTTTACTGTCGCAGTATTTCCTGCTGGTGCAACATAATTAACAAACGCATGAGCATTTAAAAAATTAGGTGTAATATTATCACCGCCGTCTATTCTGATTTCTCTTACTATAGGAGAATTTTCTTGAGCAGCTTTTTCATTTGAAAAAAATTGCCCTAGTATACTAGTGTTTGCTTGAAATAAGTTATTTTTTGACATAATATAATTTTTTTTAAGTGATATAAATTTTAAGACCTATTATAAAAATAATCCCAATTAGAATCTTCGACAGTAGTTTCAGATTCTATTGTTGTTTCTACCTCTGTAGTTGTAGTAGTATCAGTAGTATTTAATACTGTTGGTACTTCGCCTGTAGGATTATTTACTGGTGGTAATTCTGGCACTACTGGAGGTGTAGGTGGTGTTTTAGGATCTACAGTTGGTTTTATTATAGTGGTTTGACCTGCTGGTAAACTGTGATAATTTGCCCAATCTGTTACACCATTTCTAGGCCTTCTACAAATATTTTTATTTATAGCAGAACGCAAACACATTAATAAAGCTTCATCTTCTGCAGGATTAGAATTATCTGTATTTGACAAATAATCTATTAAACCTGCAATGACAACACTTTGAGCATAAGCTCTGTCTAATTCTCTAGAACTACCTAAATAAGGCTCTGATTTAGCCAGACTTAATTGTATGTCTGCTAATAAAGATACACCTTGAGAAATAGTGCTTAAAAAATCATTGGTAAATCTTAACAACATTTTTGATTACATAAAGAAGTTTCACATATCTTTCTAGAACTTTCTATCACACATTGAGCTTCATGAAAGTTTTCTTCATTAAATAATACATAAGAACCTAATCTTTTTTGCATTAGTTTCATGTATAACAATATATTAGACGTATTAAAATCAGGTTTGTCACAGCAACTGCACTGGCATTTTAATTCTTTTAAAATAGCAGCGTTTAATTCCACTGTAACTAAATGTTGTGTTTCTAAATAATAAACTTTTTCACCTACACTAGATCCTTGACTATTGGCTCTTAAAAATTCAACCCAGTCTGTAAATTTAACATCTACTGACCAATTAGCTGCTTCTAAAATAGTTAATGTAGGATTTAAAGGATCTGTAAGTTCTGGGCCTTTAATACCAGTTAAATTTTTATAAAACTTTCTTTGTGGTGGGTAATAAATAATATCTCCTGTAGCTACTGTACTTCCTATTGAAGTATAAGTTTTGCAAGCAATAACGTAACTAGTGTACCAACCATCTGTGTAAATTTTATTATTTTCTACATTAGACGGTAAAAAAGAAGTTAAAGTTGGGGCTCTATAAAAAGCTGTAAAAGGAGATTGTGAATTTGGAACTATACTTCCACCAGAAGTTAAAAATTGTTTAACTACTGTAAAGCCTTGACTATAATCGTAAGGCATAGTCGCATAGTCTGCAATATTTGTTAAATTTAATATATTAGGATGGTAATTAAACGAACCTGGTTTATAAATCCATTGATTAGAATTTGTAAAACCTGGTAAAAAATTAGCATCTTCTTCCGGGCTAGATTCAATAAGCACAGTTTCTAACATTTTTCCTGTTTCACAGTCTTTGCCATTATATGTTAAAAATGTCTTTTTATATATACCATTATTTTGATATAGTTGTTCAGGTAAAGAAGCGTAATCTAAATTATAATCTAATAATACTAAAGATTCATCTTCAGCTGACCAAGCTAAACTTACATGCTCTAACGTGGGATCTAAACGAAAAACTGGCTCCTTTAACCCACCACTTGTAGCCATTGATTCAACTAATCTAACATCCATAATTATTCTTTATAATTTTTAATAAAATCTTTTACATTCTCTATTCCACCAAAATATGTTATCCATCTATCTTTAAATAATTGATATTCATTTACCAATACTAAAGTTTTACTGTCTAACCATATTTTATATTTTTTCATATATCATTTCTTATTTCTCTAGCTTGGCCTTGAGATTGCTCTGCATATAATTGCTCTCTTTCTAGTTGCACTATTTTATTATCTTTTGCAGCTTCTTCTTCTGCAATTCTTTCTGTCAAATCAAGTTCTTCTTGCGCAATTTCAATACGTTTATCTTCTCTAGCATAACGCATTTCTAGCTCTTTGTTTTTGTATTCTCTGTCTACTTTTTCTAAAGCTTCTTTTTCTTGCGTTGTTTTTTGTAATTGCTGTTCCAATTGTTTTGCTTGTTCTGTAAGCTGTTGCAATTGTTGTTGAAGTTGTTTGATAGCGTTGTTTTCTTCTTTCTTTTTAAGTAAGCTGTCTTCTACTAATTGTACTACTTCTGTAGTAGATTCAGTCATTAAGATTTTTACTAATGTTTCATCTTCTATAGAACCTTTACCTACAAGTTGAGGAGCAATAGCATTTAATTTTTCTAATTTTAAAGTTTCTTTGCTGCTATTTACCACATAAATATTATAATCACTAAATCTAAAATGTTCAGGTTGAGCGTTAAATAATACTGTTTTGTGTCCTAATATATAAGATCCGCGTTTACCGTCTCTATAAGAAATTTTTGCTAAATTAACTAAATCAATAAGCATATTTTTTCTAGAGTCAAATATAGATTCAAACATATCTTTAATTATTAAAGATGTTTGTTTTATACCGGTTTTAACATTAGTTACAGCATCTCTTTGTTCAGCTGCTTGATACATATAACGATTTACGCCAGTAACCATATCTGCTTGAGCTTGCAAAGATTCTAATACTAAATTTAAAGATTGTATAACGTTACCATCTAAAGAACCTCTAAACTCTCCATAATGTTGAAATAAATTTGCGCCTTCTTCTGTAGGATCGTACAACTCTAACCCTTGTTTACGGAATGCTATAAATTTAAGCATACGTTCCATAAAGTCCTGGCCTAATACTTTTGGTATAGCAGCTAAGTTAATACGAGAACCATCTACACCAGAGTTAGCTATAAGATTATCTCTGAAAAAAGTTATAATATCGTAAGAATCTTGTATATTTTTTAAAGATAAAGCTAAAGAATAAGGCTTAGAATTCCTATCATTGTATACACAACCATTATATGATAATGTAGTTTTATAAGGAGCAGCTATACTTCTAGGCATATGTTTACTTTTACCTAAGTTTAAGTAAATATCCCAACCTATTCTAATACCTTCGTATCTGTCTAAACGATAAACAGTGTCATTAACTTCTCCATTACCAGCACCTACTCCTAAGTAAGAATCTGGAACTAAACTATCTTTCCAATATTTAGATCTAGAAATATGGTCTACAACTTCTAATTTAACTTGTTCTTCTTTATCAATTTTTACTTCATTATTAGCTAACCATTCCACATGGTAAACTGGTAAAGTATCCCAAGTACTATTAGTGTGCTGATCGTAAACTGCATCTTGTAAGTTGTACATGTGGTCTAGTTGTCTAGGGTCACGTATACGATTTACAGCAGTACTACGAGCCATACCGTATAAAGCATTTTTTTGTTCATCAGTCATTACATGCCCCCAACGATTTAATATTTCGTTACGTTTCATATAAGTTCTGTGAACTACTGCCATTACATGAGGATCATTACCTTCAGATAAAAACTGATAGGCAGTATTTTTACTGAAAAATACATTTTCAGGTTTACAAATTTCTAATTTAGGATCACCTCCTTCATAGTCTAAATAAGTACGATAGTAAGCTTCACCAGTTACTAAATAATCAATTAAAAATTGTTTAGCTTTTTGGCGAATATTTATAGTAGTATCTTGCTCAAAAAATTTAACTAAAGATTGTATAGTTATTTCAAATTGAGAAATAAAAGACTTATTTAAAGATTCTGATAAAGTTTTTACAAAGTCTGCTTCTAAAAGATTTTCTGGGTCTACTGGTTTATTTTGTTTAACAAGATTAACCGTGTCAGCAGTAAATTTAGTTAGCTTTTCTTGCATACGCATAGAAAATTCTTTCCTTTTCTCTTCCTCGATTTTAGTCACTGTGTTAGCATCACTCATAGAAACATGATAATGATACTCTTCATCTAAAAACATACCTACTAAAACATCAATTCTTGTTTTAATAAGCGGTGTCATTTTTACAGCTAAAGGAGTTTCTATTCCAAAAGTCTCTTCTAAATAACGAAATTCATCTTTGTTTCTAACGCCGTCATATAAATTACGAGCGCTTTTAATATGGTCTTTTTCACGAACCATGGCCGCAATATAAAAATCAATTGTATGACTTAAATAATTAAATCCTGATTTTTCTTCTTCCGATACCGCAGTATCTTCAACATTATAATACCGACCTAAACTACTCATTATTTTTCTATAGTATATAAAATATCAAAACTATGCACAGTCTTTAATTTTAAATTGTTTTCATTAACAATTAAATTACCACAATAAGGTTCAAACGCTACAATAGTTCCTTTAGGATATTTGTCTGCATTTTTTGCGCAACTAATTACTTCTCCTTTTTGTGTAACTGTTTCTCTAGGGTCATTTGCAGTGTCATCATAAATTCCACCTTGAATTAAATTTTCCCCAATTATTTTTACTAAAATTCTTTCTCCTGTTGGTTTTATTGTTTTCTCTGTCATGTTATCAAAATTAGAAGTTACTATTGCTACGATATCTGAGCCTCGTATTGCTTTACAAAAACTATCTTGTGTAGCTGTTGCAAAACCTGCAAATTGTGAAAATATAATATTATCGTTTTCTTTTAGCTCAGGACATTGCTCTTTGTCTAGCGCTGTAGGGCCTAACTTTAAAGCTTTACCATAGTAATATTCAATATTAGTTTTGGTAGCTAGTTGTTGGTTTCCTTGATAAATATTATTTTTTACCGCTTCTAATTCAGTAACTTCCGCTAAAACATAATAATTTTTAGGGGAAATATTTCCTTTACTTATTTTCATATTAAATATTTATTTTACTGCTAATATTATAAAAATTGATTATATAATCAAGGGTATATTTAATCATATATATATTGAGGATTTTTTGGATCACTCATATCTATCCAACGTACTCCTCCATGTTCTAAAAATGATTTAGCTATAGATTTGTCTAATTCTTGTTGAGCAGATGATTTTGACGGAATAACACCATATTTTTTATGTCCAGTTGCAGGATCAGTATAGTAACCAAATAATTGAAATTGTTCTGTTGCTGCTTCTTTAGGTTTTGCACTTTTACCCATGAGATCTTCATCAGATAATTCACATAAACCCATAGCAATAACTAAGTCGAATTTAGTTCTGTCTTCTCTGTTATAATCCTGTAAATGCTCTAATAAATCTGCAAAATATATAGTATCATAAAAATCATCTATGTAAGACTTTATACGTTGATCTTGATGATCTATTATAGGACCAGCTGCAGTTGTACCTATTAATTGTGTTTGTTTATTAGGGTCTGCATTTTGTAAATTTATAGTAGGTCTTTTTTTAAGTAAATGATAAAAGCCGTTGTCACGGAAATGACCAACTATACCAATTTTAGTGTATTCTATATTTACTTCAGCATTATAATAATAAGCTAATTTTAAAGCGTTATCCCAGTCTGTTCTAACATCTACAGATCTTTTCTTGTATTTAGCTACGTATAAATTAGAAGTAGTTCTAAAATATCCTTTTTCTAATATACGTTTCTTTATAAGTATTGCTAACTCAGAACCTTTTTTGTTATTTACTGCGTGTGAAGAATCTCCTGTACCTTGGTCAATACTATCGGCTCCGCCTACGTATAAATTAGGTAACGGTTGTCTTTCATTTTCCAAAGCATGTTCTGTTAGCCAATGAGGATGCTCTAATATTTCTATATCTCCTAAAGGACTAGGGTCCCATTCTACACCTATAATTTTACCGTTTTCAGCTCGTGCCCACTTTAAAAAACCTTTTTCTGGTTTAGGTATATTAGGATTCATTTGAAGGTTTATACGTTGTGTAGCTATTTTATCTTGATCAAATATATTACTACCTTTACGTATAAATACTTCTTTTATAGTCATAGGGTATTCTTGCAATAAACCTAAGTAAACAGTAGGATCAGCTTTAGCAGCTTCACGCTCTTGCATTACTTCGCCTGTAGCTAAAGATACGTCTGGGCAGCCTGTTACTTCCCAAGTACCTGCACGTTTAATATGTGTAGGGCAAAAGAAACCTGAAGCTATACCAAAATCGTAAGTAGGTAAAATTTCGTGAGCATCTGGGTTACAAAATATACCTTCTGCTTCGTCATTTTCTACAGTACCACCTGTACCTGAATAGTACACTTGACATTTTTTAATACTACCCATTACATACCAAGAACCACGACTTTCTCTTTTACAAGCGCCTAGTGAACCTTTTTGGTGTGAAGGAGGAAATGCTGCAAACTCTTCTACTAATTGTTTACTAGGACGTTTACCCCTTGTTTTACCTGCATTTTTACCATATACAATTTTTTCAAATTTAGATAAATGTCCACGCTCTTCTTTAGTTCCATCTGGTAAATCTACTGTTTCTCCTGAATATTTTACTTCAGCAGAATCATCAATAAGTTTTAATTTTAAAGCTCTATGTAATCTTTCAATAGCGCCTAAACCTTCTTCTATTTTACGCCAAGCCTCATCAGTAGTTACTTCATTTGTAGATGAAATTAATGTATGGCTACCAGGAAATAACCTGAATTCTCTATCCATTACATTATTAATCATATAAGATTTACCTACACCACGACCACCCATTATAGAAACATCCTTATTATTTAAGTAAGCTTTCCAAGAATAATCAAAAAAATATCTATCTATATTACAATATTGAGGGTGTGAAGTAGTAAAATCTTCTGTAGGTTTACCTTCATCGTCATATATAGGTACTGGAAATACAAATATATTTAGCCAATAAACAAAGAAAGGATTATAATATTCACCATCTACCCAAACTCCTTTATAGCAAAAATTAATAAGAGGATTATACCATTCTTCCATGTCTAAACTATCAGGATGATAATTTGGTATTTCTCGCCAAGCTATAAGTTCTTTTGGTAAAGGCCTATATACAAGATAATCTGTAAGTTTAATTTCTTCTTCACCCGTAACAACTCCATGCAATTTTTTAGGCGCATCTGTAACTTCAAATTCACCATTCCATATTCTGTTTTGTTCGTCAGTTTTTAAAAAGTTTAATGAAAAAGGATTATATTCATTTTTAGCACTTGCTAAAGTTGGTATTTTAGCAGTGTTAACTTTTTTCATTTTATTTTTTGGCTTACTTGAAATACTACTCATCGTCTATTTTTTGTATTAATCCGCCACGTTCTAATAATGAAGATCCTTTACCACCACGTACACGACCAGTATTTTCCATTTTTTTAGCAGCATTCATAACGTTTAATTTTAACGTCATTAACGCACCTATATTAGTTGCTAATTTAGAAAGTATAGTTTCATTAGATGCAAAAGATACTTCGCCGTTATCTTTTTGATTTCTTACAATTTCAATTTCTGTGCTTTCTAATACTGTCCTAGCTTCATCAATTTTTTTATCTATAGCTAAAACAGCTCTTTCAGCAGAGGTTTCATTAAAAAAATTATAAGCATCAATTGCAGCATCTATAAGCTCAGATTGTTCTTTGTCAAACTTTGTTATCTTATTAAGAAAAGCTCTAGACATAGCCTGCTCAGGTTTAAGCCTGTAGTCAATATCTCGCATGAAATTATCTTCTGTAAGGTCACAACAAAAGAAAACATATAATAGCATGCGATTTCCGAGGTCTTCGTCTTTTTTCTTTTTTGCATATGCAAGGATATTAGAAAATTCTTCTAGTAGAATTATGCTAGGATCAATGCATACTTTATTATTGTATACTTGAAATTTTAGCATAATATTAATCTTTTAATAAATGACCTGGAATTATTTCTAAATCTTTAGTATTGAAAGTTTTTTCTTGGTATAAACCATCTTTTGTAAACCAGCAACAAGTTACTCCTAATAACATTGACAGTGGCTTTTTTTCTCCTTCTACGTTAATAGGTTTAACTTTAGGAACACGTACTACCAACATAATTGGCTTGTTAGGTAATTTTTGTTTCAAGGTTACAATATCACCTGCATGAAAATAAACGAAATTTGACATATTATCTTATTTTAAATTTGCAGTAATATAAGGTAAATTTTTGAAACTGCCAAGAACTACTGTAGCTCAGGCAAAAACTCTTTAGCCATATCTAAAAATTGTGTAATAATCTGTTGATTGATGTATCCTACTACAGTAGCAAATGTTTCATCATCAATTTGTATAAGTGGATTGCCGTCATTTATATCTCCATTAGTAGGCCAATTATATTCTCCAGCTCCGTAATCATAAGTGATCCATTTAGGCCCATCAACATCTATTCCTTTTTGTTTTGCAATAGCTCTAGTTAAAATTAATTTTGCTAAATGCGTACTTTCGTGTGATAATATTTCTATAATTGCTGGCCAAGTACCTACTTTTTTACTCATACCTTGTAAACGTGTACCATTGACCCATAAGTAAATATCTTTACCTCCATTCATAATGTTAGTTAAGCCGTATATAATAGCATCTTCAGGCCTATCTTTACCAGCAGCAACATCTCTTTTTACTTCCTCTTCAGGTATACCACAATATTTTTCTATATCTTTACCTATAGTATATACTCCTGCACTATTAGTAGACATAGCTATAGTAGCTTTATCTTTTATTTTAGTGATTTTGCTGTTACCTACCTTAAGATCTATTTCAAAATTTAAGTCAATAACTTTTACTAATGTTTTAATAACTTTATTAGGGTATTTTTTAAGCAGCATAAATATTATTTTTTGTTATTATATAATAATGACGATGTTGCGGTAATTGGAATAGCTATATTATAAAATTTATTTAAATAATTTAAAGCAGAAGGCCTTGTGTAATCATCAAGAATAGACGACACATCTGGAGCATATTTATGTTCATTTAATTTATTTAATGTATTTTCTGTAAATACGCCATTTTCTAATAAATTATGTTTTTTAGCAATAGTATAAGCTCCTAAAGCTCGTTGCCGTTGCTCTTCTAATTTACCTAAATATAATTCTGCTTCAGGTTTAATTAGTTCCATTTTATCTTTTGACAAAGCATTATGCCAGCCTTGAGGTTTTATATTTACACCATAAACATTTTGGTTGCTGGTTTGATTATGTCCAAACTCGTGAGTTGCTATATCTTCTAAAAATCTAGGATCTTGATTCATATATGGGTCTACGTATCTAAAATCTAATGTGTTTTTATCATAATTATATTGACCACTATTCCAGCTTGCAAGAGAACTTTTGTCTCTCATTTTTATATCTAATGGAGAGCTTAACATTCTTCTTTTAGTGTTTTTTTGTATTGCAATTATATCTTTATCAGTTAATTCTGGATGTGCAGCCTTTATATTCTTTAAAAAATGCTCACTTTCAATAAAATCAACTGCGTTTTTTCTGCCTTCAATAACAAATTTTTCTTGGGTTATATCTTTTTCTAAAGCAGGATAATTGCCTAAATCTTGCGAATATTCTCTTAATTTGTTGTTTAATTTATCTAATACATAATCTTTACTTTTTATATCAACAATTTTATTTTGGTGCTCAATAAAATCTTTTTTAGTGCCAGTCCAGCTGTTAAATATAGGATGATCTTCTGGTAAATTTTCTAATTCTTTTAAATCTTTTATAATAGATTGACTAGCATTAATATTTGTAATTTCTTTTTTGCCTTTATTTACTTTTAATTTTAAAGGTATTAATTTATTACTACCTCCAAAACCACCTAAATCTAAAACATTATCTGCGCCATATTTTATACCGTAACCTGCGCCTTTAATACCAGCACCAGTTAAGTTTACAAAGCGATTTACAGCGTTGGCATTTGTTGCAAGTCTTGTAGTTAAGCCTAATGTTGATATAGGTTGAGCGGTTCTTAATGTTTCTCCTGCTTTAAGTAATAATTTAGCGGCAGGTTTAGTTAATTTAAATAGAGGTAAAGTACCTACAGCATTTACAATAGCTTTGCCGTAATCTTTATCTTGTATATTATATTCTAAATCCTGAGCAGATCTAAAAGGGTTAAAAGATTCTATTACTTGATCTCCTCCATTTTCAGTCATAACTAAATCACCATAACCTCCTGAAGCAGGCATATTTATTCCATATCTTTTATACAGTTCATAATTTTTAGGTACATTACTAAGATTACCTTTAGTTGCTAGAGATGTAATAACTCTGCCTAAATTTGGTAATAAATCTTGGCTTATATAATTTCTGTCTTTATCTTCAGCTTTTTCAAAAAACTCTTTATTAAATTCTTTATTTTGAGTTAAAGGAGCATTTTTTAATACTGGTGTTTTTGTAGCACGTAACAATTTTTCTTGAACCTTTTCAAATTTCTTTTCTAAGTCTAGAGAATTAGTTGAATTTTTTATTTCTTCTTTTATTTGCTTATGCTCTTTAATATTTATGGCGCCTTTTTTAAGTTGTTTGTCTGCTTGCAATAATGCTTGATCTTTTAAAGATTTAAATAATTGTTCTTTATTTTTTAAATTTTGGGCAGGACCAGTCATTACTTTTGTAGTTTCGCTTTTAGTGCGATCTACAGGTAATTCAAATTTATTTTCTCCTTTTTGGTACTTACGTAAAATCATACTAATCGTATTTAAAAGTAGTATTTTTTATTAATTTTTGATATTTTGTTTCATCTTCTGGGCTAAAACCCTTAATTATATTAGTAACATATTTTTTACCCTCAGCATTTGGTATTTTATCAACCCAATCCAGTGAATTGTAAATATCGTAACCTTTATTTTTTAAATCAGTTAAAATAGTTTTTGCTGCACCTGGCCCTCTATTATAAGCTAATAATGTTTTTGCAATTCTTACTTTTTCTAGCTGATTAGGTTTATTTATAAAATCTTTATTATATAAATCTTTCATATAACCTGACTGAATTTCTGCGGCAACTTCTGGTTTTAATCTGTCTTCTAAATTATATTTTTTATTGTATTTTTTATTATATTCGTCTAAAGCTACTTTTTGTATTTGGGCTGGGCCTACTGCTAAAGGAGAATTTGCTGACCTACTTAATAATTGTTGTTTATATAAAGCACCTTCACCTAAACCTGATTCAGAATATAATTGTCTTAAAAATATATCTGTTGGAATTTTTGAAGTTTTTACTTCTTTTGTTGCAGCTGGTTTTTTTGGCACTGGTTCTGGGTCTGATTCAAAATCAAATAATGGTTGCGGTTGATATTTAAGTAAAATCATATTTTTAAAATTTAAATTTATTCCAACGATTATCTACACTGTTATCTGATTCTACTATTCTACGTCTAGCAGGAGTTGTACCAGTAAAAATTTTTTCTTCTTCTTCTACACTTTCAACAGATTTTTTAATCTGTATTTGTTTATTATCATCGTAAGATTCAAAAGAATCTTCCATCTCATGTAAATCCTCTATATTCATATTATCTGTATTTTAATAGCAATCCGCCTTTTTTATATTTATGCTTATATTTATATTTATCGTAATTACCGTTTAAATAATTTAATAAATCTTCTGGCTGTGCTCCATATAATTCTAAAAGTTGATCAATATCAGACGGTAATTTATCATCAAAATGATAATCGTAAAGTTTGTCTAAAACTTGAGGTGATATTTTGCCGGCTTCCCAAGGAAGTTTATGTTTTTTCAGGAAAAATAAAGTAGATAATTTTCTAGCTTCTATTTCAGAAGGGTCTGAAAGATAATTGAAACCACTTTGGCTTATATTATCACCAAAGGGAGATTCATTTAAAGCTTTTACATTTATATCAGGAGTAGACAAAACTACATCTATTATATCGTCGCCTTTATGAGACAGTTCATGGACAAAAGTAGTATTTAATTTAGAAGGTTCTCCTTTAGTGTACATAAAAGTTTTATTTTTTCCACCATCCCAGTAACCTTCTTCTAACATGTCTAATGGTTTTGCGCTTGTTACAGAAAAGTATGAAGGTTTGTCAAGTGATTTTAATCTTTCTTTTACTTGTTTTTGTTTATCTTGCTTTTTTAAACCATCATAAAAATCATTATATTCTTTGTGATTTCCTTTTAAAATTAAATCTTCTTCTTCTCCTATAGCGCTTAAAACTTTAGATAATTTATTCCACTCAGGTGAATCAATTTTAAACTTACTTCTTTTGTCATAAGCAGCTAAAAATGAATAACCATATTTTTTCTTTAAAAATTCTTCTCTAGCTGTAAATGGGCTTGTGCCGTTAATAGCCGAAGAAACTGCGTACGGCTGAGTTTCATAATAATTTTTTAAAAACTTTTTACTTTCCCAATATAAATCAGAATCTTTTTTAGGTATAAGGTTTGTATTATATCTCTCGTCTTTATAAGTAAATTCTTTTTCTTTACTTTCCCTAGCGTTTCTAAAAGCTGAATTATAGGAAGAATAATCTGAATAATCATTTAAGCCCCATTTTTTTGGGTTTAAAGAAATATCTTTTTGCTTACCTAATTTATATTTATCTGCTTCCCAGTCAGCTAAATCTTTTTCGTAATATTTACCATCTTTAGTTTTAACCTGTAGTTTATGCTCGCCGCTTTTAGTTTTTACTAAATTGGTAATTGTACCATTTTCAGATTTTGTTGTAGAAAGAACTTCTCCATCTTTATATAGTATCATCTTTTTTTAATTTTTTAATGTTTCCACTTACTAGCATTGCGGGCAAAATTAGCCTTTTTAACCATAGCTGGACTATAATTTTCTTTATTAGCTAAAACTTGTTTTGCAAAAGCTTGAACACTTTTACCATGCTTAGTTGCTGCCGCAGTAAAAGTCCCTTTTTTATTTTCAGCTATGTGAATAGATCCACCTTTTTTATATAATAACATACCTCCTTTTTTATAAAATTCTGCATTATCAGTACCACATTCATGACAAATATACATATCATCTCCGCCTTCTTCTCTACCCCAACTATGATTACATTTAGGATTGTGGCATTTTATTCTAGATTTAAGTGCACTGCCTTTTTTGTATAATAAAACTCCGCCTTTTTTAGCTTTACGAGAACGATCTACATTATAAGTAGTATAGGAATAATCTCCTAAGTCTTTACGTAATTTATTTAAAGCTACTCTTGAATTCATTTATTTCCTAATTGTTGCATAATTTTAGCTTGATAATGCTTACGTTGTTCTGGGCTCAAACTTGAAAATTTATTATTTGATTGAATTTGCCCAAATTTTTGATTTGTTTCAGGGTTAATTGCGGTAGAAAAAAATACATTCTCTGTTGGTGTAATATATGTATATGAAGTATCATTTGGCGTGCCATCATCATACTCATCAATAAATCTTGCATAAGAGTTAAAATCTGTATTTGATTTTGCATCATTTGAATTCAACTGTTTATTAGAAATTTTAAGATTATTAACCGCGGCTACTTGTGTTCTAGATGGATATTTTTTCTTTGGTGGATTTCCATCCATCATTCCCCCATCGTCAAAATAATTTACAGGAGATTTTTTATACAATAAAATTCCACCAGTTTTAAATGTTAATCTTAAACCAGCGTTTCCTGTAAGCTCAGGTTTTCCTACTATACTACCTTCTATAACACCGCCTTTTTTGTAATTTTCAAAGCTTCTACTACTTACTTGCATAATTTATTTTTTTAAGTAATCTTCTAAACCTTTACGTCCAGGTTTGTGAGCTGCTAATTTTGCCAAACGATCAGAATAAGTGTCTGTATAAACAGGCTCTTTTATATCTGCTGCTTTTTTAACAGATTTATTTTTTAATGATTTTTTATCATATAGTAACATACCAATAGATTTTATATTTTATAAAATAATATACCAATATATATTGTAAGAAAAAAGTAAAAATAAAAAAGCCCACATCTCTGCGGGCCTACCTTGTCGGGTATATATCTTAAAATTTATTTATTCTATGTGCTAAAATACTAGCATAGGTTTTCATAGCTGTAAGTTGCAAATTTAAAAGCTCTAGATCTTCAACATTTTCTGGTTTAGAATCTAAAAAAGTTTTAAGCTTATCAATCTTTACCATTAATTCAGAGTACTCATCTACTACTCTTTGCTGATAATCAATTAATTTACTTTTTGGTAATTTAGGAATAATTTCTTTTACGCAATTTTTATTAAATTGTGTAAGGGGAGTCCAAAAAATTTTTGTTTGGCCAGTTTGATCAGTAGAAATTGCCATTCCTTCTTGGTCTTCGTTATCATTAAATTTTAAGTCTTTACTAAGAATGTATTCTTTTTTTGTCATAGGTACAGCAGACACCAAGTCAACCCCGTAATAAGTTTCCATTTCCATATTTTGTATATTTATTGTATAAAATTAATAATAAATTTTTAAAAGTAAATGTTAATTTCTAGCGGTCATAGCAGCCCTGTAAGCTAATACTATTTGATCTTTATTTTTACAATTTATATCTTCCATAGGGGTATAATATATATCATCGGGCCCATGTGTGTTATAAATTTTTTGTAAATTTTTTATGGGGTGTTTTTGCATAATAAGCATTTTATTGTGCATACTTACACAAGCTTCATAATTTTCTGCTACATTAAGGTAGAAAAATCCAGTAGTTACTGAAGATATGCAATATATAGTACACATTATTTAGTTAGCCAAGGATAAGAATTATCTTTAGAATATTCTCTCATTTTTTGCTTTAACCCATAAGAGTCTATGAATTGCGCAATTTGTATAGGATTTCCGCTAGTGCTTTCTCCATAACCATAAATTTTAGGGTCTAAAATGTTTCCATTGTGGGAGTAAGGAGCGTAACCTACTGGGTAAGAAGTAATAGGTTTACTTTTTACTTTTGCAACTTCTACTGTAGGAGTTTCTATTATAGTTTCTGTTTCTACAATTTCTTCTTTTTTAGGTTTTGCTTTTTTTAAAGCTACCGGTTGAGTGGGTTTTTTATAGATAAGTAAAGTATTTTTAAAATCTTTGCTTGTTCCAATAGGTTTAATATTTGAATTTTTTTCTAACTTAGTAGCTTTTTTATTTTTAATAAGTACATTTAATGCTTGAGCTGCATCTTTTTTATTAAAATCTGTAAACTGCACGTTATATTTTTCAAATTGTTCATCTCTTGCTTTTTCACTTTCTTTGTATAAGTTTAAACTGTCGTTATACATTTTATTTCTATAAGCAAATTCCTTTGGATCAGAAATTTTTAATGTATTTCCTTTTTGATATTTATATAGCAACATACTATTTACGTTTTATAAAATTATTATAAAAGTCTTGAAAGCCTGGATGTTTATCAGCTACATTTTTTTGCCACTTATAAGCACTCCCTTCAATCGTACTAGGCTCATAATACATCATATTATCTACTTCTTTATCATAAATAACATCATCAGGCACAAATCTAAATTCCTTTATACCTTTAATATAATCTATACGATCTTGAGCCTCTAAATTTTTACGATTATAATAGTAAGCACTAGCTTCATCAGTCATAGGTATAGTAGGAACTTTTACAGGTCCATTTACAGGCGCGTGCATATCTCCACTTATATTTTGTAAATAATGTATATATTCATGAGCTAAAATTTCTTTATCTTTAGCGTCTTTAGGAGAAAGGTGCATAGTCTTTTCTACAGGATGGTAATAGCTACGCTCTACTTTATCAGATACGTACACAGTTGGCTGTTTAAAAGTTTCTCCTTTTTGATATTTATGTAACAAACTTCCACCCTTTTCAAAAGTATAACCTTTATCTCTAAGATCTTTTATATGATTACTATACTTAAACATTTCTCTATAAGAAATATTTTTTGGTGTTTTTGCCAGAACTTCAGGTAAAGTTAAATTTCTCCAGTCAGTTTCTAAAAGCTTTTTAATTTCTGTAGGACGTAAACCCAGAAATTTTTTTTGCATTTCCTTCAAGGTAGGAGTTACAGGCGGTATATTTCTTGTTCCTTTTTCATTATCTTCTCCGCCGTTAAAAACACTTTCTAAAACACTCAAGGTGCTAAGAGGCATATTCTCAGTTAAACTTTCTTCAATATGGCTAATTAAAGGTTTGTATAACTCATTATATCTCTTTTCATTAACAGTTAATTTATCCCCTTTTTGATATTTATACAATAATGCCATATTATTTAATTTTAAGGTTTATATAATAAACCTCCTTTTTTTGAGGCCTGCACATTGCTATTAATTTTTTTATCATTTTTTGAAATGTGGTTAAGCATATATATAATTTCTTCGTCTGTATATAAGCTTTTTAAATCTTCCATAGGATTATCAGGAAATTCTGCGTTTTTTAATTTTTCATGATATAATTCTGGTGAAACACCCTCTTTAAAAGGATCATATAAATTATTATTTTTAGAAAATTTTCTAATTTCATTAAGCCTAGCTCTAGTTTCTGTAGGTTCTCCTACATAATCTATATAATGTTCTTTATAATGCTCAGGGTCTAAAAAAGCGTCAGGATTGTCTTTATAATTTTGATTGTCTGTATTATTTTTTCCTTTGTGCTCATTAATATATTTTACGTCTTTTTTTGGGATTACCCAGTTTCCATTATAAATTTTTCCAGGGACTGGTCTATCAGTAGCATGTGACATTTCATGTCCTACTGCAGATTCTTTACCTAAACCATAAGGAAAAATTGTTATTTGACCAGTGTATGGCATTAAAGAACCACCTGTGCGTGAATCTTCATCTTCTTGGCTAGTGGCAATTCTTAACATTGGTACGGTTTTTAAATTCTCATTTCTCATTTTAGATGTATAATTATACATATCTTTATTTATTGAAGAATTCATCAACATTTCTTTATATTTAGGAGAATTTTGCCAATCTCTCATATAATCAAGAGATTTTTTATAAGCATCAAAAGTCTTTAATTGGCTTTCTACTGTCTTATCTCCTACATTTTCTTTTTCTAGTAAATCAGCATCTACAATTTTGTTATTTAGTATAAATTTACTTTTTCTTGGGCCGATAGGAAAACTTAATTTGCTATCTCCTTTTTGATATTTACGTAATAAACTCATAATATTTTATTTTTGCCAAGGATATTTTCCAGATTTTTTATACTGATCCATTATATCTTTTTTTAAATAAGAACTAGCAAATTGTGCTAATTCTAAAGGCCTGTTATTTACAGACTCCCCATAACCGTAGATTTCAGGATCTAAAACTCTACCATTAACAGAGAAAGGTTGCCACCCTACCGGCGTACTACTAGGTTTAACTGTAGGAATAGTATTAGTTGTAGTATTAACCACAGGTTTAGATTCTGTAGATGCAATTGGGGTAGTATAAAGACTGTCTATTTTTTCAAATTCTTTTTCAGCCCCAGGAAATATTTTTAAAGCTTGCTCTTTTACTATTGTGGGATTATATTTAAAAAGTTCTACTCCGTCCTTTATATTGTTAGGTCCTAAATCACCTTGATATCTAAACAGTGAAGTAGGCCTGATGCGAGTATCATAATAAGCCATAGGAAAATCTTTATTCAAATAACCTGAAGATAATTCCCTTTGATAAAAAGTATTAGGACTATCCTGTTTGTAATAAAACTCAGGATTATAATCGTTCATATTTTTTGGTATATGGTTTTTTCGATGCTTAGGCATACCAGGACTACTTAAATATTGTTTAAGAAGTTTAGATTTAGGATTATGCCAATCATCATACGACAATCTAGCTTCATATAAACGGTCTTTCCAGCTATCATTGTTACCTAATTCCTTTTGATCTATAAGTTTATAATTAGGATATTTTTTCAAATTATTCTCTAACTCTATAGCAGAATTATATACTTTTAAGTAATCTTGTAAAGTAGGCTCATTAGAAGAACTCATACCTTTTTTAGGGGGGTCTAAAACATCCCCTTCCTTGTATTTTATAATACTTTTATTTTTGTATAGTAGGGCCATATGAAATTATGTATATTATAATATATCTATATAAGCCGTAAATGTAAGAGAAAATTTCCGCACTGTTGTATATAGAGTACTTGTAGAAAAGGCCCCCCATGTTTTGTAGAGAGAAAGTGAAAGTAGAAAAAGTGAAAATGTGTAAAATGGGGGGGGGGGGGA